CTTAAGCGAGACAGTTCAGCCGGTAAATGAATTAGAAAGTAAGTCTTTTATCAATGGTCTTTTATTGTTAAAAGCAAAAATTAATCATTTATGAAACTGAACTTTTTTATTCCGGTGTGCGCGGTAAAAATTATGTCGCGTAGGATGCCGGGCTCACATCGTCATGGATATGCTGCGTATAAGTCTGACGGTGAACAAACGTCAGAAAAAATACTGGGCGAGCTCAATGAAAACATGAGCAAGACCCTGAAGGAATCTCAGAAGGCAAACGAAGAATTAATCAAACTCAACCAGAAGTTTGAAAGCGAAGTGAAAAAACTCAACGAGGACGCAGCCGCAAAGGGTGCAACCGTTGAACAAATACTTGAGGATGTAAAAGAACTCAAGGCAAAGTCAACTCGCATTATTGCGAGCACTGAACGTAGCGTAAAGAGCGTTCGGGAAGAAATCGCAAACGGTTTTGAGAAGAATTTCGATAAAGTTAAAAGCAGCAAATTCCGCTTCGAAATCGAACAGAAATCAGCCGGTACAATGACAGCAGCAGCTAACCTTACCGGCGAAGTAGTACATACATATAGTACTGTTCCGGCTGTTCGAGGCCGTCAGGCGGTACATATGCGCGATCTGGTAAGCACTATTCCTTCTGCTACAGGTACATGGGTTTTCTATCGTCAGAATACCCCGCCCGGAGAAGGATCGTTTGATTTTCAAACTACCCATGGTAACGCAAAACCGCAGCTTGATTATGATCTGACTGCCGTTACCGTTAATGCTGAATTCCTTGCTGGATATAGCCGCATCGCTCGTCAGATGATAACTGACTTGCCATTTCTTCAAACATTCGTGAACAATGAATTAGTAGAAGATTATTTGCGCACGGAGTCGTTCAAGTTCTTCGATCAAATGGCACTGGGGGGCGGAGCCACAGGAAACTCAACAACTTCTGCTTCCGTGACAGCAGAAAAGGTGATCGATTACGTCGCCAACCTGATGCAGAACAATTATCAGCCTAACGCAATCGTTGTTCGTCCTGCTGTATGGGCAACAATTTTGAAGACTAAGCCACAGGATTATAGTGTGCCAGGCGGCGTTACAATCAGTCCTTCTGGTGATGTTATGATAGTAGGCATACCTCTTGTTTCTTGCACTACGAACGCTTTACCAGATAATAAAATCCTGGTAGGTGATTGGTCTAAAGCAGCCATCATCCAAACTGACGGCTTAAGCGTAGGCATGTTTGAACAAGATCAGGATAACGTTATTAAGAACCTCATAACAATTCGCGTAGAGAGCCGGGTGGGCTTTGCCATCCTGCGTCCAGATGCGTTTGTATATGGAAGTGCTTAATGATATATCAGGCATACAGCCTGATTTGTAGCTCTTATAAATATTGGGTTTGTGTTGCCGACAGAATTTGGGGCTGAGAGCAATACGAACCCTTTATTTCTTTCAGATGAAAAATTACACATCATGATAAATCAGGCAACATGGAATTACTTCGATCGTAAGGTGTGCTTAACAATTACGAACAGAAAATCGGGCAAGCCTTCGCGGTGGCCAGATGCACAGGCTGAATTCGAGCGCGTGAATATGAAGGGGGTTAAAAAGTTTGAAGCAATCGAGGCGATAGGACCGCATCAGTCGTTTACGTTATCGCAGAAAAAGATATTAAAGGATTTTATCAAGAGCGATAACAAGCACATGCTGGTTATGGAAGACGATATTCAGTTCTTGTCACTTGAACCGTTCTATGATGCGTTTCCTGATATTAGTGGCGGGGTAAAATGGGATATACTTTATTTGGGCGGCAATATACGGGGGCAAGTGAATAAGGAGCGCAGGAATTTGTGCAGGGTAACAGAGGTTTGGACAACACACGCGGTTGCGTATTCACGTTATGCAGCATCTGTGCTACTTGAAAACTTTCCGAATGAGAATGAGGTTATGTACGATACGTACCTGGGGGCCATGCTAAGGAATTTTAAGGCGTACATGATCAATCCAATGATAGCTGTGCAGCGGCCTGATTTTTCCGAAATATGGGGCCATGAAGTTGATTACACTGATATATTCAAGGCATCAAACCAAAAAATGAAATGATAAAACTGATAACATATTCTGATGAAGAAATGACACTTTCAGCGGGGATATGCCTTGAGTCTGCTGTCAGAAATAATGTGGATATAGCAGAACATTACACGCCTGGCAGAATTGATGATCAGTTCGTGACTAATAATGCGAAAGTGCTGTCAGCTCCAAGAGGCGCAGGATATTGGCTTTGGAAGCCGTATTTTATAGATCAATGCTTGGATAAAGATTTGAAAGACGGTGATTTTTTAATTTATTGCGATGCAGGGGTGGAGATCGTGAATAACATCCGTCATATAACCGATAGGATGATTGATGACATATTTCTATTTGGCAACACATATGAACACGCGCATTGGTGTAAGATGGATGTAATCAAAGCTATATGCCCGGTAGAAAAGACAGGAAAGCAGGTGCAGGCAAGCGTTATAGTGATAAGGAATTCAGAGAAATCAAGAGCGTTCGTAAAAAAGTGGCTTGATTACTGTCAGCGTCCTGGATTTATTGATGATAGCAAATCGGTATCTGATAATCATCCGGAGTTCCGTGAACATAGGCATGATCAGGCCATCCTGACTTGTTTGGCATATAAAGCAAAGATGAAACTACACTGGTGGCCAGCAATATATAACGCTGGGATGTTTACGTATGATCGCTCTGGTTACAATGATTTGTATCCAGTTGTTTTCCATCACCATCGTTTCAGAAACGGGAGTTTCAAGGATGGGAATGGTGTAAACAGAAATATTAATCTGTATTTCAGAAGCAAGCGTTATAAAACACTATCCGGGATATGAGCACAGTAACATTTAATCAATTGGGCAGGTACGGCAGGCTGGGTAATCAGATGTTTCAAATAGCGGCTACCATAGGTATTGCCAGGCGCAATAATTACAAATTTGCTTTTCCTTTTTGGAAAAACTATGATCACTTAGAGCGCTTCGGATCAACCGAAGACATAGATACACAAAAGTATTTCGTTAATCATTTGCCGTTATATACGGGGCCAAAAATAGTGCACGAAAATTTTGTTCATTGGGGGTACTGGCCTATCAGGTTGACAGGAAATAATATTTCATTGACTGGACACATGCAGAGTGAGAAATATTTTCTGCACTGCCAGGATGAGGTAAGGCATTATTTTAAGATGAAAGACGAATATCAGCCGAATGATTTCTGCGCATTGCATGTTCGACTAGGTGATTACGATGACAATTATCATCCACGGCTTAAGATGGATTATTATGCAAGAGCAATGGATATGATGCCAAAGGGCACAAAGTTTTTGGTGTTCAGTGATGGCCTGGATGAAGCAATAAAAATGATAGTAGATCATTTTGGAATTGCATGGGCGAAAGATAATATAGAGCCGTATGCTGGCTCAGGGGCCGGGTATATGGATGATTTTAAGTTCATGAAATCCTGTAAACATTTCATAATTGGCAATAGCACGTTCTCATGGTGGCCTGCATGGTTATCGCAGCGCAGAGATAAGAAGGTTATTGCACCTGCAAATTGGTTCGGATCGGTGGCGAATCTTTCTAGTAAGGATATCTATTGTAATGGGTGGGAAGTAATTTAAAACTCTATATATGAAATCAGTAAAACCGTATTCGATAGGAAGAATTGTCTTGTATGTGCCGACTGAAGGGGATAAATCAATCGTAATGGGTAATGCTTCATCAAGCCCTTTACCCGCAATGATTGTCCAAACGTGGGAGCATACAAGCTACCAAAACGACGAAGTTAATCTTAAGGTTTACACAGATGGAACAAACGATTATTGGGCAACATCTATTCCGCATGATCAAGAAACAAAGCTGCCAGGAACATGGCATTGGCCTGAAATAAAATAATCATGAGTAAATCATTAGGCTTGTTCTGCAATAACTACCTGGTTCATCTATACGAACAGATGTTCGATAAGATGCAGGTGAAATACAAGGTTAAGAGCCTTAAGCCTGGTATAAGCCGTATTGATTGCGAGACAACGGACAACGTTATGCAAGCTGTCATATATAACGTTACATACACGTATGAAACATACATCTCAAAAATGAACTAATGCGTATAACCTGGTCAATACATCTGTACCCTCCTAAGCACAATTGTGGTAGCGAATGGATGGCGCACAATATAAATAAGTTTTTGGTAAGCAGGGGGCATGAAGTGAGGGTTATACTACATCAGGCGCACAGGTATGGCATTAAAGTGCCGTACGAAATAGATGGTGTTCAGGTCACCGGCCCGACACACCGAATTGAACAATATCAATGGCCTGACGTATTGTTAACACATTTGGAGTATACGGCGCATACATTACCGTTAGGGCATATGTGTAAGAGGCCGGTGGTTCACTTTGTGCATAATGATCATCCATATCCTAGCATTTTGAACGCAAAGAAGGCAAGAGTGGTATATAACAGTAATTGGATAGCCGAAAAACTTGCATATAAATGGGAGTCTATGGTGTTTCAACCTTTTTGCGACTACGATTATATAAACGTCAACGTGAACCCTGAGACGAACGAATATATAGCGCTTGTAAACATGAATGAGAATAAGGGCGGCAGAATATTTTACGAGATCGCAAAGGCGATGCCTGATAAAAAGTTCCTTGCTATAGAGGGAAGCTATGAAGAACAGATAAGGGTTGATTTGCCGAATGTGAAGTATGTTCCGAATACGAAAGATATCAGGGAGTATTATAAATATATCAGATTAGTGCTGATGCCATCGCTGTATGAATCATGGGGGATGGTTGCTACTGAAGCCATGTGCAATGGAATACCTGTAATACACACAAGAACACCTGGATTGGTAGAGAATTGTGCCGGCGCTGGGTTGGTCATAGAAAATAGGGAAGATATTTCAGAGTGGATAGGCGCAATAAATGAATTAAATGACTCAGTGACGTATAATATTATATCGCAGCAATGCAGGAAAAGAGCACAGGA